GGTATCAATAAGAGCCGTAGCTCTTATTGATTAGTGAATGAACATCTCCCACGCATCGCTAGTGTCGCCTGCTGATTCAAAGATGAATTCATCAATACGTGAGGCATAGTCTGTTATCGTTTCATACATAAATAGATGATAACCATCTGATAATTCCCAATAAGGAATTTGGGGTTGTGCTGTTTCAATCATTTCTTTCTCCTGTTAGTGGGGGGCAAAAGCCCCCCTGTTGTTAACGATCTGTTCTACCAATCCAGTCAGCGCCAATTACATGTGGATAGTATTCCATTCTCCACTTGTCCTCAACAAACATGATGCCAACCCGCCCAGTCGATGCGCGTGTGTGTGGCTCTCTGATGTACTCTACAACAGCTTTGCCAACAGAATGTCTGTCACTGATGTGTACGATGTCGCCTGTCTCTACAGGCTTGTGTGTGTCTAAATAAACTAATTGCATATAAACTTTCTGGTTAGTGGGGGGCTTTCGCCCCCCGTTGATTAATCGCAGACTATCTTGAATTTCTCAACAGTCTGTAGCTCTGTACCAATCACTACCTTACGGCATGTTGGACTGTCTTCTTTGACATAAGCACCGATGTGTATGTCAATAGTTAAGGAAGTGAACTTAAAATCTCTGTTGAGAAATTGTGCCCAGTCCTTTGATGTTGAAGTGTCGCTAAACACCGAAACATACTCTAAGATCGCAACTAACTTAGGATCTTTGAAGGACTCTAAGTTGTGCATCTGAATGTAGATCACAGGTTTGTTGTTCCAAGAATCCGCTCTAACAGCGATATCCTCGGCGCCTAAACGATCTAATGATCTAAGCACTTTGCCTAGCATTTTGCGATCTCTAACCAGTATCGCTTTGGCTTTTGAAGCCCTCTTGATACTGTCGTTTGCGTCTCCCAAGCCCGACGCGAAGGCTACAGTTGCTTTGCTTTGCATAGCATTTCCTTTAGCTGTGTTAATGATCTCTAACGCACCACTGCAGGATCGCTGTGGTGTGATTGAATTATAGCAAACTTTACACTTTTGTCCAGTTGGCGCCGTCTGCGACCCCCACCCCCCTGATTCTGAATGGGTCCCATCCCTCCCCCCATACCCCAAGATTTCCACAAATAACACATCATTTCATCAAACTTTTGACCCACCCCCTTACTAAAACTTTACACATTTCAAAAAAAATTTTTCAAAAAATTTCCAAAATTTTCAGTAGCTAATTTTTCGTATATACTATGCCCATTACTTTGGAGTGCCAATTTCCTCCTATGATTGAACTTTTCCCTGACATCGATTCCAATGTTCCAATGCCGTCGTCCATGAGCGACGCCATGCCCGAACTGTCTTCTCACGAAGAACTAGAGATGAGGGCTAGAACCGTTAAATTAATATCTGATTTAACTGGCACACCTATTGAACCTGGCGAAGACGAAAAAGATATAGCTAGACATGTCGTACAGGACATGATGGCAAAGCCTGACTCTGCTGCACAACTAGCTACATACTCTAATGGAACAATTGCCTATCTCGCTGGAATGGTCGCTCAACACGATTCTTATCTTGTCAAAGACTTAGCCGAACTTAAAAAGTATGTGGTCAACAGTCTGGTGGCTGAGACTACTAGCCCAGACGCTAAGATTAGAATGCAAGCTCTTCGTGCTTTAGGTGAAGTTGATGGCGTCGATGCGTTTAAGAAACGCACAGAGACGACTATCAAGCATCAATCCATTGAAGAAGTTGAAAACGAGTTGTTAGAGATGTTGTCTAAATTAGAACATCGCACGATCAATGTCCAAGCGAAAGTGATCGATGCAGCTAAACCCTGAACAGATAGAAGCTTTAAAATTAAAGATTCCGTCCATGCCCGAGGACGAGAAACGTAAGGCTTTAGATCTAGTTAAAAAGTGGTATGCTGATTCAACTCAACAAGTAGGCAAAGATGATTTTCTCACGTTCATCGATCATGTCTACCCCGGCTACAAAGTCGGCCCGCACCACCGACGTCTGGCCAAGATATTTGAAGAGATTGCGGAGGGTAAAAAGAAGAGGGTTATCGTCAATATTGCACCGCGTCATGGCAAGTCGGAAATGATTTCATACCTAGCACCTGCATGGTTTCTAGGTAAATACCCGCATAAAAAGATTATCATGTCATCCCACACGGCAGATTTAGCTGTGAACTTTGGACGACGTGTTAGGAATTTGGTAGGTTCAGAACAATATAAAGATGTGTTCCCTGCCGTAGAACTGCAAGCTGATAGTAAGTCAGCATCAAGATGGGGCACTAATTTTAATGGTGAGTACTTTGCTATTGGTGTTGGAGGTGCTCTCGCTGGTAGGGGCGCTGATCTGTTCATTATTGACGATCCACATTCTGAGCAAGAAGCCAAAACCGGACGACCAGACGTTTTTCTTCCTGCTTGGGAGTGGTTCCAGTCTGGGCCTCTTCAGCGGCTTATGCCGGGTGGTGCAATCATTATTGTGATGACAAGGTGGTCTAAGCTAGATTTGACTGGTCAGATACTTAGTCAGATGGCAAGAGAGGAAGATGTAGATCCTTGGGAGGTTGTAGAGTTCCCTGCCATATTAAATGATAAGCCGCTATGGGGAGATTTCTGGTCTATAGAGGAATTATTGGGCAAAAAAGCGGGTATGGATCCCCGTTATTGGCAAGCCCAGTACATGCAGAACCCTGTATCGGAAGAAGGTGCGTTAATAAAGAGAGAATGGTGGCAGATTTGGGATAAAGATGACCCGCCAAACTGTGAATTCACGATTATGAGCTTAGATGCGGCTCAAGAAGCGTCAAATCGGGCTGACTTTAACGCTTTAACGACTTGGGGCGTGTTTTTTAACGAAGAATCTAACAATTTCAACATAATTTTGTTGAATTCGATCAAAAAACGCATGGAATTCCCGGAACTAAAGCGTCTTGTGCTTGAAGAATACAAAGAATGGGAGCCAGATGCGTTCGTCGTAGAGAAAAAGTCTAATGGTGCGGCTCTGTATCAGGAGTTTAGACGCATGGGCATACCCGTTGGGGAGTTTACACCAGGTAAAGGACAAGATAAGATCTCTAGGGTGAACGCTGTATCGGACTTATTCTCATCTGGGATAGTCTGGGCACCTGATAGACGGTGGGCTAAAGAAGTTATGGAGGAATGTAACGACTTTCCCAGCGGTACAAACGATGACTTAGTGGATTCAACCACACAGGCATTAATTAGGTTTAGACAAGGTGGCTTTATTAAGTTGCCTAGTGATGAGCCTGACCCCATACAAGCGTTTAGAAGCAAGAGACGACAAGGTTACTACACTGTTTAAGGATTAATTATGGCGATCGCTAAAAGTTTATATGCAGCTCCATCAGGTTTAGATGATATGGGCGGGGCAATCGAGATTGAGATTGATAATCCTGAAGCTGTGCATCTGCATACAGGGGATATTGACATTGATCTGGAGCCAGCCAAGCAGCACAACAGTGGAGAGTTTGATGCAAACTTAGCCGACTTGATGGACTCATCAGACCTTGAGAGTTTAGCCAGTGAGCTGGTCAGCGACTTTACCAAAGACTCTGGAGATAGGAAAGACTGGATACAGACTTATGTAGAAGGTTTAAAGCTATTGGGTTTGAAGTATGAGGACAGGACAGAACCTTGGCAAGGTGCGTGCGGCGTGTTTCACCCTATGCTTACCGAGTCAGTTGTTAGGTTCCAGTCAGAAGGAATCATGGAGACATTCCCTGCACAGGGGCCTGTGAAAACCCAGATTATCGGGAAAGAAACACCTGAAAAACAGGAATCGTCATTGCGCGTACGAGACGATATGAACTATCAGTTGACCGAAGTGATGCCCGAGTACAGACCAGAACATGAGAAGATGTTGTGGAACTTGCCTCTCGCAGGGTCAGCGTTTAAGAAGATTTATTATGATCCAAGTCTGGGTCGTCAGGTGGCGATGTTTGTACCTGCGGAAGATATTGTTGTGCCTTATGGTGCGGCGTCATTAGCTTCTGCTGAAAGAGTTACTCATGTCATGCGTAAGACCGAGAATGAGTTGAGGAAACTCATCGTTGCGGGTTTTTACAGTGATGTAGATCTGGGTGAACCATCTAATGAGTTGGACGAGGTTGAGAAACAAAAAGCCCAAGAGAATGGCATGTCTGCTATTCAGGATGATCGTTATCGTGTGCTTGAGATGCAGGTTAATTTAGACTTGTCAGGCTATGAGCACGTCAATAAAAAAGGTGAAGAAACAGGTATAGCTCTACCGTATATTGTGACTCTTGAGAAAGGGTCTAGCACCATACTGGCTATCCGTAGGAATTGGTACGAGGACGACGAGTTATGTACCAAGAGAAATCACTTTGTGCATTACCAATACATCCCTGGATTTGGGTTCTATGGCTATGGTTTGATCCACTTGATAGGTGGCTATGCTAAGTCTGCAACCATTCTTCAGCGTCAGTTAATTGATGCGGGCACATTGTCTAATTTACCTGGTGGTTTGAAGTCCAGAGGACTCAGATTAAAGGGTGACGACACACCTATTTCTCCCGGTGAATTTAGAGATGTAGATGTGCCATCAGGCAGTATCAGAGATAACATTCTTCCTCTCCCATACAAGGAGCCAAGTCAGGTTCTCTTTGCGTTATTCCAGAATATCGTGCAAGAGGGTAAGACGTTTGCGTCCAGTGGAGATATGAGTGTGAGCGACATGTCAGCACAGACTCCTGTTGGTACAACACTGGCTATTCTAGAGAGAACATTGAAGGTGATGGGTGCGGTACAAGCTCGTATGCACTACACCATGAGACAAGAGTTTAAGTTGTTGAAGAACATCATTGCTGACTACACACCTGAAGACTATGATTACCAGCCAGAAGACGGTAGCAGGAAAGCAAAACGCAGTGATTATGACTCTGTAGATGTGATCCCTGTATCAGATCCAAACGCCTCTACGATGGCGCAGAAGATTGTGCAGTATCAGGCGGTGTTGCAGTTAGCACAGCAAGCTCCTCAACTCTATAACTTACCTCTCTTACATCGTCAGATGATTGAGGTGATTGGCATTAAAAACGCTAATAAGTTGGTTCCGATTGAGGACGACGAGAAGCCTATTGATCCAGTCACTGAGAACCAGAATATGTTGACGATGAAAA